ATCATTTTATACAATTCCCGCAGGGTATACAGGCTTTCTAAAAAGTGTACAAATGGTAGCAAGTAAAGCACAGACTGCAGAAGTAATGTTATTTGCAAGACCTTTTGGAGGCGCTTTCCGAGCAACTGGTGGATCGTTCTTATATCAAATGGATCACACAATTGAGTATGCTTCTCCTGTAGTATTTACTGAGAAAACCGACATGGATATGCGCGTTATCGGGCCTTCAAATGCCGATGTTTCTGCGTCTTTCGATCTTACAATAGTTTCAAACACAGTTCTCTACGGGTCTTAGACAATGAGTGCTATTTTAAAAGACTTAAACGACAACTGGACTTACAAGTATGACTTAGACCAGTTTGCTACTCCCGAGTATTGGACAATCTTAAAGGAGTCTCCTTATATTGGAGACTGTGAGGATTACTCACTTACTCTTCTTTATAATCTTAGTGGTAAGTCTATGACTAAGTTTTGGAAAGAGTTGTTCATGTTTAAAGCAAAAATGCACTTCTGTAGGGTCGGTGGTGAAGGCCATGCAGTTTTGAAGTACTATGGTATGTATATTGATAATATTCAAAAACAATGGTGTACTAAACAAGAGATGGAAGCAAAGGGTTATGTATTTCGTACATTCGCGTACAACCCTTTCGAAGTCTTCATAAAACTACATATTATAGGCAAAATTAAATGGCCGTTGAAATAAGCCGCAGAGATATACTCTCTGACAAGATTTACGATTTATCATCTGAGACAAGGTTTCTAAAACTCCCAGTACCTCCATATTTGGATATGCTGGGTATCGTACCTCTACCATCCCAGGTAGCAATTATTAATGCAATTAATAATCCAAAGTATCGTTTTATCTGTGCTGCCGTCTCTCGGCGACAGGGAAAAACGTACATAGCAAATATTATTGGACAGCTAGTGTCTCTAGTGCCTGGCTCCAATATCCTCATCATGTCCCCCAACTATTCCTTGTCTCAGATTTCTTTCGACTTGCAGAGAAATCTTATTAAACACTTTGACCTCGAAGTAACAAAAGATAACGCAAAAGATAAAGTTATTGAACTTTCCAATGGTTCTACTGTACGCATGGGCTCCATCAATCAGGTCGATTCCTGCGTAGGCAGAAGTTACGACCTTATTATTTTTGACGAAGCAGCACTTGCAGACGGCAGAGATGCTTTCAACGTAGCACTAAGACCTACACTCGATAAACCGAACTCAAAAGCAATTTTCATATCCACGCCACGGGGTCGCAATAATTGGTTCTCTGAGTTCTTTCAGAGAGGTTATTCAGATGTTTTCGGAGAGTGGGCTTCTATTAAAGCTACTTACCGCGATAACCCTCGTATGTCTGAATCAGATATTGCAGAAGCACGTAAGTCTATGTCAGACGCTGAATTTAAACAAGAGTACGAAGCCGACTTTAATACTTATGAAGGCCAGATTTGGAACTTTAACTTTGAAACTCAGGTTCTGGACTTAGAGAACTTTGATACTAGCAATATGGATGTCTTTGCGGGGTTGGACGTTGGTTTCCGAGACCCTACTGCAATGTGTGTAATTGCTTATGATTGGGATAATGATAAGTTCTACTTGCTCGATGAATACTTTAATAATGAAAGAACTACGGAACAGCACGCAGAGCATATTCAAAAACTTATTGAAAAGTACGATATAGATTATATCTACATTGATGCTGCTGCTGCACAGACTCGGTTTGACTTTGCACAGAATTATGGTATTTCTACTATTAACGCCAAGAAGTCTGTTATTGATGGCATCGGCCACGTTGCTAGCCTAGTAGATAATGATATGTTATTTGTAGATCAGAAGGCAAAAGAGGCACAGGCTTCCTTAGACTCTTATCAATGGGACCCAAACCCTAACCTTCTGAAAGAGAAGCCTCGACACAACATGGCCTCACACATGGCCGATGCAATCCGTTATGGATTATATTCATTTATTACTGCAAACACTACGTTTTAGCGATACCTAGTTAAAAATAGTTATTGACAACAGACCTTAAAGTAGATATAATTCTTCTAATGAAAAAATCAGGAACCAAAGCAAGATGCCCAAGTTAAAGCGCGATCCGGTAAAGTACGTAAGAGACGCCGCAAAGTCTAAGTACAACAAAGGCTCGGCCTGTGAGATTTGTGATGAGACAGAGCAGCTTGACTTTCACCACTATTATAGTTTAACTCCTTTGTTAAATCAGTGGCTTACAAAGAACAGACATAATCCGGAGTACATACAAGCACTTCGAGATGATTTTATAGAAGAACATTCAGCCCAACTATTTGATGACACTGTAACTTTATGTCACACTCATCACTTATTGCTGCACTCAATTTATGGTAAAGATCCTGCGTTAGGGACTGCAAAGAAGCAGATGCGCTGGGTCGAGATTCAAAGAGAAAAACATGGCTTGGTATAATCCTTTCGAAAAGAAGACCGTAGAAGCTGAAGAGAAGCTGAATCCTGCACAATTCAATATTGGTGCTTATGGCGTTGAGTCTTCAAGAGAGCCTACGTTCAGTTACGAAAGAGCCTATGAAGACTTAGAAATTGTTAATCGCGGCGTAAATATGATCGTTGATGACGTTGCCGAGATTCATACCTTAGTATCAAAAGATAATGCTTTTCGAGGCGTTGTTCCTGGTATTAAGCGTTCCAAGGTAGAGACTCTTCTTAATAAGTCTCCTAACCCCTATCAAGACATTAATAGCTTTAAGCGTAATCTTATTACTGACTTTATTATTGATGGCAACATCTTTATGTACTTTGATGGCGTACATCTTTATCACTTGCCTGCTACTGACGTAAAGATTCATGCGGATAAAGAGACTTACATTGAGAAGTTCACAATGTTCGATATTACCTTTAGTCCGGATGAAATCATCCACATTAAAGAAAACTCTTTTCACTCTATCTATCGTGGTGTGCCGCGCTTAAAGCCCGCACTTCGTACTATGGTTCTCATGAAGAACATGAGAGCGTTTCAGGATAACTTCTTTAAGAATGGAGCAGTTCCTGGCTTAGTATTAAAAAGCCCGAACACTCTATCTGAGAAGATCAAAGAACGAATGATGGTTTCTTGGCAAGCACGCTACCGTCCAAATGCAGGAGGTCGTCGACCTTTGATTCTTGACGGTGGTATTGAAGTAGATAAGATTTCAAACGTTAATTTTAAAGAATTGGATTTCCAAAGTGCAATCTTAGAAAACGAAAAGATTATTTTAAAGGCACTCGGAATCCCCCCAATCTTGATGGACTCTGGTAACAACGCCAACATTCGCCCAAATATGCGATTATATTATCTTGAGACTATACTTCCTATAGTTCGAAAAATCAATTATGGACTTGAAAGATATTTCGGTTTTGAGTTGAGCGAAGATATTACAAACATCCCTGCTCTGCAGCCTGAGTTACGTGACTCATCTGCATATTATACCTCACTAGTAAATGGAGGTATTATTACCGCAGCAGAGGCGAGAGCTCGCTTAGGCTTTGAGCCTATAGAGGGTACAGAAGAGATTCGGATTCCAGCAAACATTGCAGGTTCCGCAGCTAACCCAGATGAAGGTGGAAGACCTCCACAAGAAGGAGAAGAATAAATGGCAGTTCGTCAAAGACAAGCAGTACTCGAGAAGGCTTCTAAACACTTTAAAGAGTTTGAGCTTCCTTTAAGTATTCAGCATAAAGAGTATATGGCAATTGTAGGCAAAGAAGCTTGCTGTGTTATAACTATTAAAAGAAGTTTTAAAGCATGGAAGTACCTTATCCATGCCCTTAGGGTTCATTATCCTGAACTAACAGCGCCAAAGGTAGAGCCTAAGCCTGTTACACCTAAAGCACCAAAGCGTGCACCAAGCGCTGCGGTCAAGCCTGCTGTAAAGCCAGCAGTAAAAACGGGAAAGTAAGATGAATAAAATTTTTAATCTTACATCTACTTTTAAAGCTCTCGAAACTGAAGATGGTTCAGTAATGATTCGAGGAATGGCAAGCACAGCTGATTTTGATCGCGCAGGCGACTCTATCTCAGCAGAAGCCTGGCAGAAAGGTGGATTAAGTAATTTTGAGAAAAACCCAATTATTCTATTTAATCACGATTATGATAGACCAATTGGTCGAGCCGTAGGGATGAAAGCAGGTCCTAATGGCTTAGAGTTAGAATGTAAAATCAGCAAAAATGCCCCTGGCAACGTAGCTGAACTTGTTAAAGACGGTGTTCTTGGAGCCTTTTCTGTCGGTTTCAGAGTCAAGGATGCTGATTATATTAAAGAAACCGATGGACTAATGATTAAGGACGCTGAGTTATTTGAGGTATCGGTTGTTTCCGTACCTTGCAACCAATCAGCTACTTTTTCGCTCGCGAAGTCTTTTGACTCAGATGCTGAGTACGAAGAGTTCAAAAAAACTTTCACTAATCGTGTAGATCTAGCCGGTCAGTCTCTGGCTAAGGACGAAGATACTTCTTCAAATATAGCTAGTGACCACACACCGAAAAGCGCGGAACTTATTTCCGCAGAT